TTAGCCATTATCTATTTCTCCCTACGCCTTTAGCTTTCTCTACGGTACGCATAGCACCTAAACCAAGCATACCCATAAGTACTGGCATCATGGTTGACATATCTAGTATAGGGACTTCAATGGTAGAATCGGCAAGAGCAAGCGCAAAATTTGCCATCGGGATAAGAAGGTAGTTACTCGCAAGTCCAAGACAACAAGTCCAACCAACAGCAGGTCTCCAACCCGATACAAATAGGCTTCGGTGTGCCGCTTCTGTCTTATTAACTTCAAGTTGCGCTTTCGCAAGTTCCTGCGCGTGCTTTTCAGCCATTGTCGAAAGTTCAAACGCGATAGCATTCTTCTTGTCTTTATCCTCTATGAATTTGTCAAGTAGTCCCGTTACTGGTCCGATAAGTTGCTGTAACATAGTTTACCTCTGTAAGGGACTTGAGTTAAGGTAGTCCATACCCTTCCACAAATCCTCGACTTCTTTAGTTAATGTCTTAAACTTTACTTCTGTATCACCAATGTCGTTAATGATAATCTCTGCTGTGGCAACCGTAGCTTTCATAGCCTCTATCTCGTTAGATAGCGTAGAAACGTCTGTATTCAATTCTAAGAGCTTTTCTTGCTGACTTAGTAGTGTCTCTAGCCTTGTGCCTAAAGTCGCTAGATTCTCACGTATGGGGCTTATATCAGGTATCTGCTGTGATTCCACTGCTTCCAGTCTTGAGTACAAACTAGAGGCTGTCCACACGCCACCACCTATAGTACTACCAATACCAAGTACAATAGCAATCCACACGCCCTTAAATGATGTGTCACCTATCTTGAGTTCTGTACTTTCTAAACTCATAGTTCAACACACTCCGTTCCGTACATAAAGCAAGAGTAACCTAAGTACGTTGGTCCTGTTTGAAAGAACTCTGACTCGCTACCTGCGGCTAATACATCAGTCTCTGTTACGTATAAGTCTAAGCCCATATTGTCATTACCGTTAAGGTATACAGCCGTTAGGTTACGTGTAGTGTTGTAACCCATAGACACCCACTGTGCGTTAGCGTCATAAAAGATGTTAGTCTGTTCCGCTGTAGTGTTAGCATTCTCAATACCTTGCTCTAGGAATGCTACAGCTTCCTCTGAGTTAGCTACGGCTAGATAAGCACTAGCGTTGTTAGCGTGAGTCTCAATGTCATCTACTGACTGGTTGTACGTATCAACAGTCTCTTGTTCTATCTGTAGGACTTCCATAGTCTCAGCTACAAACGTCTGTACTTCTTCTTCCTGCTGTGGATTGCCTTGTGCTTCTTCTACACGTTCAGCTACTTCCACAACGGAAATCATATCCACTACAGCTTCAGTAAATACATCTATGGCTTCATCCATTAATGTTAACTCTTCCATAGCCTTGTTCTCTAATACAGCCTTAACGTCACCGTATGGCTGATAGTTAGTAGCAAAGTTATTTAACGCAGTGTTGTACGCCTGTACTTGTGCTTCCTGTATGTGTGCGGTAGTAGATAGAGTACCATCAGACAAAGCGTCACCCTGATTGGCGTACTCCATACCTGCGCCCACTAGGAGGATGCCAGTGTTAATCTTATCGACTATGGCAGTGCTTGAGTCGAGTAGTGCGTCATATTCACTTGACTGAACTACGGAACTTAGCACTAACAGAGATAATAGTATCTTCTTCATCTGTGTCCTCTCCTCCTATGTTTAATACGTTATTGTACCAATCTTTAGTTTTCTTGCTGTAGTCTGGTATGTAAACTTCTGGCTGACGCTTCATAACTAACATAGCACGTTTACCTACGACTAGCTTACCATTTGACAATATAGGACAAGGTGTACCTGAGATAAACATTGCCTTCCATACGTCAGTGCTTTGACACATACGAGCCACTGCGCTTACCTTCATACCTAAGTCAGCTAGTACCTTAGCGTCCCTACGTCTATTACACTCAGGGTCAACATCATAAGTACCACTACTGAACCCTACGCCTACTGTCTGTAATGAACCACCTGTACCCTTAAGGCAAGTGTCCATACCATTACTCATGTAACTAGGAGTGATTGCAGAACCTACTGGTATCTCGCTACTGCTTCCTGCTCCATTGTACGTATTACTAGTTGACGTATCTGTAGTTGTGTTGTTACTATTAGTAGTTGAGTCAGAACCGTGGTACGTATTCAAACTACCTTCCTGAGCGTTCTCTGCCAGTGTAACCCATGAGAACATCATTAGTAAGCAAAATAACTGTCTCACTTCTTGTGTACAATCTTCTGTACTGTCTCTGATTCATAGATACGAATACCTAACCAGATAATAGTAAATATACTAGCAACGGGAGGCAACCAAGCCGCTAGTGACATCACACCTGTGGATGCCGCGAATACGTCTACAGCTTGTTTTGTTTCTTCCGTTACCATGTTGTTCTTCCTTATGTTGTGGAAATAATAAACGCTAGAAGTTCTTCGTATCTAACGCTTAGTCTTGTTATTTCTGTAATGTTAGTTGCACCCTCTGGGGCGTGTTCTACTAACTCAAAGTCTTCTACACTTGTAGTGATGTTACCATCTTCATCTTCTGTTGTAACTGTAGCTTGATGCCAAGTATCAGAACAGAACATACCATAGCGGTGGGCATCTAAACCCTCAGCAGTGAAAGCATCTTGTAAGTCTTGGGCTACAATACCAATGTGTAATCTAGCATTTTCACCTTTTTCTTCATAAGCATCTCTCATTCTGTACTTTCTGATTAGACCTTTACAAGCAACAGCAACTCTTTTCTCTGCCTCTGATAGTTCTTCAATATCACGTTTGTATTCTCTGTCAGAACTTACATTAGGGCTGATTTTAAGATAAATACCATTCCATCTAGAATACTGATGACCTAGATTAATATTGCTTGAAGTTGAACTACCTGTAGTGCTTGCAGGTATCATTGAGTTAAAAGAAGAACTACCTGAGTAAGTAAGAGCAAAGCCGCAGTTACCATCATTGTGAGAGAAATAAGGATGTGTAGTCCCGTTGAAGGATGACTGGTTAATCCCTAAATGCCCTCTAGTTACAATAGAACTGGTTGAGTGGTGCTTAGTGTTGAACTCAATAAAGCGACCACTGCCACTAGTTCCTGTGACGTTCTTCTCTAGGTCTATAACAGGTGTAGTTGCGCCACCAGTAGTTGTATTGCCTTTAAGGAAATGAGCCGTTAGAGTACCCTGACCTGATGGTGGTATTCCTAAAACTGTTACACTACCATTAAACGTACCTCCATTAGAACTTACATAACTACTAGTATCAACTGTATAAGTACCTGCACCAGTACGCTTCATAAAGCCGTTGGATGTGAAGTCACCATCAACTATTGCGTTTGAATTTAATGTTGCAATGTCTACACCATCTACTGTACCTGTTACTGTAATATCACCTGTTACACTTGCGCCACCATATAAGTTAGCCGAACCCGCTACAGTCAACTGCTGCGTACCTGCGGGTGGCAAGCCTATGGTTACATTACCAGTAAACAAAGCACCTGATAAGTTTGCTTTTCCTGAGATGTCTTGATGGGAGGTTAAGTAACCCACAGCATCATGGTCTCCCCAACTATAGGCTGTATCTGCGCTAGAACCTTGTGCGGCTGTAGCATAGTCACTTGAATCAAAAGCCTTAACCTGTGCTAGGTTAGTTACCTCTGAATCCATTAAAGCACCTGCGGAAGTTACGTTGGTTGTATCCGTTACATCTGCGCTTGCTTCTATGCCGTTTAGCTTAGTATGGTCAGCGTCTGTAAAATCATTTGTTGTTAAACCACCATCGCCTATAGTGTACGTTGTGTCAGTACTATCAATGGTAAAGTTAGGATACGTACCAGTTACTGTAGTAGCACCTGTACCTGTTAAGGCTACTGTCTGGTCTGGTGAATCATTGGTAATAGTACCGTTACTTGCTACGGAAATACCAGTGCCACCTGTAAGCGGACTAGTTACGTTAGCGGCTGTTAAGTGTTGTGTTACACTAGACTCTGTAATGTTTGCATCTGGAACATTTGCCCACGTTACTGCTGTAGTCAGGTTATTAGTTTCTGTGTATGATGTTAGATAAGACTGTAGGTCACTTATTTGTGACTCTGTAATAGTCAGTGCCGCCTGATGCTGTGTAACGCTACCCTCTGTAATATAAGCATTAGGTACGTTAACCCATGTAACGGCTGAGGATAAATCGTTTGTTTCTGTATATGACGTAAGGAATCTACCATCTAGGTCTGCGGTAACTGTTGCACCGCCTAACTTAGTCAATGTAAGTACACCGTCACCAGTATTAAAACTAGCTGACGTAACTTCTGTATTCTGGATTGTTGCTAAAGAGTTAGCCGCAGAAGTAGCTGATGCTTCAGCGGAAGTAGCTGACGCACTGGCTTCATTTGCTTTAGTAGTAGCAGTCGTAGCCTGAGCAGTAACTTCCTGTAGAAAGGAATTGTCCGATGAACTTCCTGAGCCACCTACACCTCTAAATATAGCCATGAAACAATCCTATGTGATTAAAAAAGAAAAAGGGGAAAGGGACTCCCGAATGGAAGCCCCTTAAGTACTACTAAGCGTTTACAGCGATGTTGAATGCCGCGTCTGGACGTAGAACAGCAGTGCCGTACAAAGTATCAGCAGTGTAAAGAGAACCTAAGAACTCTTGCTTGTACTGAGTTTGTGAACGAACACCTTGTTGCTCTGCTAGAACCATAGCGTCTTTGTGGAATAACATAGCTTGTTTAACGTCACCACCTGCGCCATTATCAGCGGCAGTTTCGATAACAGGACAGTTAGAAGAAACAAAGATGTCGATACCATACAAGTTACCGATTTGACCATTGTTTACAACTTTACCATCTACGAAGTCACTAGAAGAGTAACGGTCGATACCCATGATAGCGTTACGTACTGATGGTGGTACTACTAGACAACGATTGTCCATAGGTACGTCAGCATCATCCATTTTTTGAATTAGCTCACGGAAACCTGCATCGTTGAATACGTCACCTGCGGCTACAGAGTCTACAGCGTAAGCCTCAAGACCAGTGCTACCTGCGAAGTTGTAAGTACCAGTACCAACGTAATCACCACCGTTGTCACCGAAAGACTTACCTAGAGCAAACAAGTCAGAATCTACTTGCTTAGCTAGAGCATAACCTGCATCACCAGTGTAGAACTGACGAAGAGAAGCTAGTGCTTGTACGTCTGTGATGTCTTCGATTAGACGTGAGTACTCGAAGTGCTTGTCAATAACTACTTGTACTTCAGACTCAGTAGCGTTCTGAATGGTTACTGCCGCGCCTTCTGCTTTAGCATGAGCATCGCCACGAGTAGGCTTAGGAATGTGAAGGGTATCACCTTTCTTTCCTGCCATAGCCATTTTCTTAACGAGTGGTGCTAATACAAGGTTAGATTGATAAGCGGCAATAACCTCATCACTCCAGATTTCTGGGATGAAAGTTGCCGCGCTAGTGTTGTCTACTGCCCCGCCCATTGCGGGATAAGTTGAATCAGTCATTTTAATACTTCCTATATAATAATATTAGTTTCGTACCCTCCCTTCTTTATACGCTTGCATAATCTCATTTGATAGTGCTTGGTATCTGTCTGGGTCAGTACGCATTAGTTTAATAATGTCTGCGCGTCTGTAGACCTTCTTGGCTCTCTGTTCACCACTACCACGGGCATTGCCTGTAGATGCGGATTTAACAGATTGCTTTCGTTGTTGTTTCTCATTGGCGGCAGTTTGACTGACAACCTGTTGACGTTCCTTCCATAGGGAAAATAGTTCGTCAGCGGCATCTACATCATACTGTTGGTCTGCCTGTGCAAAGAGCCGTGTCCTAATCTTAGAACCCTTAATCCATTCAGCGAACTTAGCGTCCTGCAAAATCTCCTGCATCTCAGGGTGTTTTGTTTGCAGTGTAGCCATAGCTGTTGACTGTCGATACTGGTTGCTGATACTCTCAGCTTCCTTAATCTTCGGGTGATTATTAATTGCTCTCTCGACTGCCTTGTCGGGGTCAGAGAAAAAATCTACTTCTTCGTCAGCATTTGTTGCTTGTGTTTCAGTGTCGGTGAGTTGTGTCTGAATGTAGTCATCAACAACTTTACGTAAGTCACCCACTTCAGAACTTTGTTTACCTAAAAGTTTCTCAGCCTCTTGGTGCATCCTTACTATCTCGGCTGTACTCTTTCCTTGATACTTTTCAGGTATGTCTGACTCAGGTTCTTCAAGAGTTGCCTCTGGTTCTTGAGGTTCTTGTTCTAGCGTTGTGTCAATGTCGTTCTCTTCTACGTCTTCTGGACGCTCATCTATTAGTCTTGCCATTATTAAACTCCGTGATTAATATCATTATGGAGGTGTATTAAGTGTAAGGGTTCTATGGTCGAGAGTTAACCTTACGTTATTGTGTTACGTCTTGTTAGCGTTCATGTGTGACTCTCTTTGTCTAGCCCACTTCCGTGTTTCCTTCCAAGAGTCTTTACCACGATTAACTTTTACAGGTGTAACAATCTTTCTAGCCTTCAACTCACAATCAGGACAATCAACTTCTTCTACGTCTGAGTCTCTGAGGAACTCGTTGACGTGTCCGTTGTCACATTGAAAGTCGTATAAACGTCTCATTCTTCTAAGTCGTCTTGTTCTTCTTGTTGTTGTTGTTTAGCTGTTTCTATCTGTGACTCTAGGTTCAGCATATTAGCCATGACTACAAGTTGTCCCTTACGAAAGTAAAGGTCTTTGTCGTCTTTACAGGCTTCTACGGAGTTGACCTGTTCTGCACTTCCTTTAAAGTCTTGCATTAAGTTCTTCCAACCATCTGAACGGAACATCTCTTCAAAGGAACGATAGTACTTCTCTAGTTCTACATCAGTCATCTACTGTTTCTCCCTATAGGACAGCTTTAATTAATAATTTAAATAACATACTTAATGTATATTATAGTAATATTATACCATAGTTTACTAAGAATGTCAAGTACTATTTACGATGTCTTGCTGTTTTCTTTGCAATCTTTTTAGGTTGTTTACTTACTTGTTTACCCGCTTTGGTGTCAGCACGTTTCTTACGTGTCGTAGCGGCATATTCCTTCTTGGTCAAAGCCTGTCGTGCCTTCTTGGGTAAGTAACGCTCACCAGTAGCTTTCTTGCCCTGCGTACTGGGTTTGCCTGACTTAGTACCCCATTCCTCTTTAGTCCACTTCTTAAGGCTTTTCTGTGACTTCTTTAGTGGCATTACTTGTACCCTCCACCTTTAGCTTTGTACTCTTTAGCAAGCATCTGTGCCTTCCTAGCAGACCACTGTCCTGCTTTACCACCCTTAGTACCTGCTTTGATTCTATTAAACAGGTTCTTACGCATGGTAGGCTTAGTGTAGTTACCCGCCTTGTTTACTGTGGATTTCTTTTTAACTGGCATAATTACTTGCCTTTTTTCATTGGCTTCTTTTTAGGTTTAGCTGTAGTTTTCTTCTTAGGTGGTCTTCCTACTTTACTACCGTATGTACCTTTACCGTATGGCATAGTTATCTCCCGATTACCATTTAGATTTATTTGCCCAGTAAGCCGCAGACATTTTGCCTTTGGCTATATTCTTGGCGTGTCGTGCTTTGAACGATTTACGTCTAGCTTTCTCAGCGGCAGTCTTAGGATTCTTACCTGCACCTGAGACTCCTTGCTGTCCATAGCGTATGGTCTTAACCTTATCACCTTCCTTAGCTACTACTACGTGAGACTTAGTAGGGTGACTAGGTGTACGCTTAGGCTTGTTAAAGCCAGAAACTCCTGCTCTAGCTAGTCTTGGGTCTTTTTTTGTTGGCATTAGACTTCTCCTTGAGGGATTCCTTGAGGTCTTGGACTTCCGCTTCCAATGCCGCTAG